CGTTACCAAACCCAATCCGGTGTTTGGCAACCTACCGCCCTGTCCATTTGCACAAAAAGCCATAATAGAAAACAAAGTTGAATTCCTAGAACTGGATGGTGTGGCAGATTATCCCACGCTGTACCAACACATCCTGGAAGTGGACTTCGACGAAATAGATGTGTTGTGCATAATAGCACAGCCTGACCAATACACTGCCGATGAAACGGAAAAATTGGCCCGGGACCTAAATGGTTATTTCATGGACCATGATGTGGTGGTATTGGAAGACCATCCGGACACGCCGGAATCGGTCAAGGGCGTCAAACTCAACAACGGTGAATACATATTATTTTTAGCACAACGCCTATCCAAATTAAACAGGTTTGCGAAAATCCTGGAAGCAGGACCCTACTATAAAAATTGGTCTAAAGATTATCTGGAATCAGTGAAAGGTTTCCGAGATCGGAAACGTTAGTGATATTGCTGTCACGTTTGCACAGCCGCTTGTATTTTTTCTTGTTGTTGCTCCACTCCACTCCCGTCCACCATTCGAAACCACGCCACGATGACTTGTACTCGGAACTGCTCTCGTACCCGGATCCCAGGTAGTAGTGTGCGGCGCCGTGGTCAGCGGCCCACATGGCTTCTAGGTCCATGGTCAGTGCGGATATCGGCACAGTGTTGGCATGGATGCAACTCTCCATACCCGCTAGTGATTGAGTGTCGTATACATCGTCAATAGTGGGTCCGGTGTAGTCCTCCTGATACAGGTATCTCTTCTGTTTGGTGAATCCGATTATGTTGTCCGGTGCACCGGTGTAGAATATCATGAACTGGTCACGTGGGTGATAGTGTGCGAACGGATCATAGAGATCCCTGAATTCCTTCTTTCGCGCCATGTATTTTTTGTAGATCTGTGGCAGTCCCAACAGTTTGACCATCTCGTTGGCCTCCACCACTTTTAGTTCGATCCGGTCGCCGTTGTGTTTGTGTTCGGAGAATCTTGGTCGGAAACGTGCCATGTTTATGCGTGTGCTACGTGATTGGTAGAAAACTTCCTTGTTGCCCACGGGTTCGTCCAGCGCCAACCAACCGTGTTCTATGGCCTCCGCTTCTTCTTCCGCGTCAAAAATTGCCATGGGTTTGCATACTACCAAATCCTGCTTTTCCTGTTTGCCAAATGTGTGATCCCAAATGAACTGCATAACTGTACTTACTCATGCTGATAAGATGGTTTGCAACCATCTGAAACTCGCTTACGCTCGTTTCTTTTTTAATTTTACGCAGTTGTCTAAAAAAACGTAAACGCAGTTTGCGTTCACTGTGGCAGATGATTAGTCACAATACGGCTATTTCTAGCCGTACTGACTTGTCCTCTGTGGCGAGTCGACCAGTCACCATACATCGTTGCTTTCGCCGGGCGGTTGTGCTGTACCCGTTAACTCATACTTCCAACGCGAGCCTATTATGCCTTTGTATGATAATACATAATAAACCTGAGGTTGCTGTTTCTCAGAGCCTCATCATTTTTGCTTGTTGCATCAAGTGATTCACCTAACGTCTCATCGACTGCATTTCACTGCTCACTGCGAAGATGCTATGTTTGCCTGGGGGAAATTGTTTTTGCCTATCGCATATGTTTATACTAAATTTAATTTAAGGTCAATCTTTTTGACTTTAAATATGGTTATGCATTGGCAGTACCGGGAAAAGGATATCACAGAATTACCAGATGAGGTTGTGGGATTTGTTTACCAAATAACAAATACAACCAACGGTAGGATGTACATAGGCAAGAAACTTGCGAGATTTAAAAGATCACGTAAGCCACTCAAGGGGAGAGTCAACAAAAGAAGATACACTGTGGCAAGTGATTGGCAGGACTACTATGGATCAAGCGATGCTCTCAATGAGGACATACAAAAACTTGGTAAAGACAAATTCAAAAGAGAAATATTATTTTACTGCAAATCAAAAGCAGAACTTTCATACATCGAGGCAAGAGAACAATTTGCACGAAAAGTTTTAGAAACAGACGATTACTACAACGGTCATATTAGAGTGCGTATTCACGGTTCTGGAATAATGAGAGAAAAATCTACAAAGGGTATACTAAAAGAAAAAGCCTCCACTTAAAAGTAAGCAGAGGCTTTGTATATTGGATCCAATCAGCAATAATTACGCCGCTGTTTTTTCAGCGTTTTTTGCCTCTTGAATTTCTTTTCTTCTTGCTTTGATCAATTTAGAAAGATTAGCAAGTGCTTTTCTGGCTCTTGTTGCAGAAGCCTTAACACCCTTCTCTGTGAACTTGCCGTTCTCTTCAGAGTAGTTTTGAATCTCTGTCATGATCTGTTCATGTGTTTGTGACATAATTTACGTCCTTCCTTTATAATCGTACGATAACATTAATTAACGTTACATTAATTAAAGCACGTATGAACTGAGTTTGTCAAGTGAAAATTAGATAATAATTTCCACATCATTGGCATAATTGGTAAAACCATTTTCTTTTACCACTTTCAAAACAGAATTCACCCTGCTTACCAATTCATCTTTGTGAGAAATAAGGAAAATATTTTTTTGTTGGGTCCTACTCATTTCTTTCAGCACCGCCATTGAACTTTCAACTCCGGATATGTCCATACCTGCATCAACCAATTCGTCAATAAACAATAAGTTGATCTGTTGATAAAGATTTTCCCATACATCTCTGAATGCCCAACTCAAACTTAATATCAATCTGTTTCTTTCACCTCTGCTCAAATTATCAAAGTCTAGTTCTCTGCCAAGTTCTTCTATTGTGACAGTGAGGTCAGACTGGAAAGTTACTGTGTGTGGTAATTTCACTTTGCCCAAGAAATATGCAAGTCTTTGATTTAGATATGTCAAGTTCTGTTCAATTATTCTTGTTCTAATAAACGAATCTTTTGCTGTCAACAGTTTGTATAAAAATTCCTGGTGCCTGTATAAATCTTCCATTTCGTTTATTTTTGTGTAGTCTATTTTTGTGATTGCTGTTTTTACCATTTCTTCTATCTGTTCAGCATATGGATCTTCCTTGTCTTCTGCTTGTTCAAGTTGCCTTTTGAGATCTTTCAAAGAGCCTTTATGGTTGTATGCTTCATCAAGGTTATCATAGTATGTGTCCGGCACTTGCCCAACGTCACCTATGTCATTTATGCCCTGTTGTATTTTTGCAAGATCACTTTGTAATTTTTCTACATCCTGTTTGTTCTCAGTTAAGGTTACCTGTAACTTGTCAGTAAGTTTTTGATACTTGTCATCATGTAACGGTTGTTCACAGGTTGGACATTTTGCATCTTTGGCATAATCCAAGTCTGCTTCTGTTTTTTGTACATTTGTTTCTGCTTTTGTTAAACTGTCCTCGTGATATGCTTTTTCTTTTTCCAAACTTCTCAGAGCATTACTGTTTTCTTTATGTGTTTGTAATTTTTTGTGTGCATCCAATTCTGCCTTGATATCTACTTTTTCTAATTCTGCTATTGCATCGTTAAATTTTTCGATATCTTCGTCTCTTTGTTTTTGCCAAGCACTAGAACGTATTTTTAAACTTTCAATTGATTCTTGTATTTTTTCGTTTGCCGTTATTTGCGAATCGATCTTGTATTTTTCTTCAGTTAATTCGGTCTTGGAAGTTTTCATTTTTTCTTTGAGCAAATCCGCCTTTGCAGAAAGCAGTGTAATACCAAGCAGTTGTTCGATTATTTCTCTTTGTTCGTTTGCTTTTGTAGACAGGAACGGTTGTGTATATGTGTTTAATGCAATGATATTTTTAAACATCGCATGAGTCATGCCAACTAGTTTGTTGATTTCCTGCTGTGTTTCTCTATTTTCTCCCTGTGCCTCATTATTGTCTGTGTTTTGTTCAATATCATTTGCATAAAACTTAAAGATGCCTGGTTTTCTTCCACGTTCTATTGTGTACTCGACATTGTTTTTTACAAACTTGACACTAACCAACATTCCTTTTTCATTGGTTTTATTAACTAAATTATCTCTTCTGATGTTTGTTAATGCTTCTCCGTAAAACACATAAGATAGTGCATTTATGATTGTTGTTTTACCTGTACCGTTCCTAGCACCTGCGTCGTCGCCTCCCAGATCCATGTTCTCACCAATTACTAAAACTAGGCTTTTATTTGCAAAGTTTATGCTTTGTGTGGCGTTCCCCACACTCATAAAATTTTTAACTGTTAGTTCTTTTACTGTTAGCATCTAATTGTTTTTTCCATTGTTTGTAACCTTTTATCCATTCTTCGTGTGTGAATTTCAAACCAAAGATATCGTATTTCTTATTTTCCTTATAAGGTTCTCTTTTCAATTCTTCCCAAAACTTTTTTTTACTAATGTGTAACATCCAGATCGTTGTAGATTGCTGTCAGTATATTTTTGTCATATGTTTCAGAATCTACCCCTTGTAGTTGCTTTATTACTATTTGATCAACACTGTCAAACTTCTGCACCTCAACAGTTGGTTGTTGTGCTTGGTCAATTTGTTCAGGTATCAATGCAAGTTCTCGTAAATTATATTTCTCTATAAATGTTTCTCTTATAAAGTTTGCTTCTTCATAACTTATTTTTATGTCAAGTGTTGTCCTCACATACATTTTTGGTTTTAATACTGCTTCGGGGTCTTCAAGCAGTTGTGAAATTTTTATTGTTCTGTATCTTGGCATATCTGGCCAGTTAATGTATTTTGGTTTTTGACCGTAATCTATTATCATCATGCCACGTTCGTCGTCCCATGCATCTGCGTAATTGTGTGGAAAAGCATTACCCATGTAGGTTACATTATGGTTCTGTTGCCTTTTATGGAAGTGTCCTGTGAATACTTCGCCACAATTTTTAAAGTGTTCTGTCTTGATTGTGCCAACGTCTGGCATTTCCACCATTGCATTCATTTTAAAATACGGAAGTTCAAAGTGTCCGAACACATATTTTTGTGTCATTTTTTCGATTTTTTTCCATTCGTCCCCTACTATCCATGGTATGATTGCAACGTCATCTTCCACTATCCACTCGTTAACAAGATGTATGTTTGGAATATTTCTTATGAATTCCATGGAATTGATTTCTCTTTTTTCTCTGTAGAATAAATCATGGTTCCCCATTATCACGTAAACTTTTTCAAATGCTTTACCAAGTCTCTCCATGTTTGACACTGTGTAGTTCATTGTGGAAACGTTTGTGCTTGATCTATGGTGATGCCAGTCTCCTAGGAAAATACAAGTTTCGCAACCGTGTGCTTTGGCTTGTTCAATAAACCAGTAAACAAATGCTTCACAGTCGTCGTTGTGTACACGACTGTTGCCCTTCATTCCAAAGTGTATATCTGTGAAACAAGCGACTTTCTTAAAAAACATATTCTACCATTTCTTTTTTACAGGCGGTTTGTGATTTGTCATATCTACTTTTTTATACCCTGCTTCGTCAAAATCACTTTGTTCTATCTCACCTGTTTTTTTATATTTTCTATTCAACTTTGCAAGGCTTGTCTTGTTCATTACTTTCACTTCTCCATGCACACTTGCCATTTTCTTTTTGTATGTTTCTGTGTTTCTTTCATTTTCACCCTGCCTAGTGAACGATGGCATCATGTCATTCATTTCCAACAAGTCATCTCTGATTGCTTGGTTTTTCTTTTCGATGTTCAAAATTCTTGTGAAACTGTTTGTAATTGCCGCGGTATAGTATGCAAATGGATTTTCTGATTTGCTTTCGTCAAATTGTAAACCAATCTGTGACAGTTGCATCAATGCTTGTGATTGCATCTCGTCATTGTAAGTGTAACCTCTCCAGTTTGCTCTTGTACCATAACGTTCACACAACTTCATGAACATCATTGCGAGGCTGTTTGTAATTTTGCCGTGATCCACACTGAAATAACCATTTGATAACCCGCCTACCCAGTGGCTCTTACCAACGCATTGTAATTTGTTTTTGTTGTCAATTCTATAATGCTGGAATGGAGGGAAGTTGACTTTGGCGTGATGGTCTGAAACTTGTTTAGGATTTTTCTTTCTTCCGGCATCCATGGGAATATGGTCAAAACTCATTACTCTAAAAACTAAATCTGTTTTATCAATTTTTCTCGGTGACACTGTAAAGTCTGCAAGTTTTATTTTTTTCTCACCTGCCGCTTTTGCCGCCTCCCATGCTTCTTGGGTCAGTCTTTTTGCTTTAACTTTTCTCGCTTTTGCGATACTTGTTGGATTAATTTTTTTTAGATTAGGCACTATCAAATCATATTGTGCATCCTCGGTTGCAATATATGAGCAATAGGTGTTCTTGCTGGCGTGTATCTGTGCCAACAGATCTCGATTGTTTAGGTATTTCACTCGTTTCATAATTATCTCTATCTTAAATTAAAGTGACCACAAACAGGTCTGTTAGATCGTGCCGTATGGGGAATTAAATGCGCCTATAATTGTGCCTATAAATATGTTTACAGTATACGAAATTTAAAAGGAAAACACAACCAAAAATGTTAGACAAAATTGGAAAAATTGCACAGTCGGTCGCAAAGGACACAATAGGGGAAGGTGTCTATAATAGAACCATAGGCAGGCTTTTCAGTTCTGGTATAGCAGGTAAGCAAAATAGCCATATTAAACGTGCGACAGCAAGATGGGCCGGTAGAGATGATAAAAAGGATTGGAGAGTGAAATTAACCATTCCTGAAAAGTCGCCTTTACAGAATTATTTTTTTCCAAGAGACATACCAGAAGGAGAAAACAGGTTGTCGGTGTTGAAGTCAATCGGTGGTATATTTTGGCCATTGACACCCAG